CCACCCTCTGTATAATGTACCAGTTTGGCATTTGGATTGTATTGATACTCGCCTACTAAATGATTCCATTCTACATCTATATGGCCAATTAGTTCTTCACTTTCTAACCATTTAAATTGGTGTAGTTCTAAACCTGTGGCACTATTTACATAATCTGGTGTAAGTGTTCTACATAAAGCATTATTAAAAATCATCATACTAGACCAGTTCTTTTTAGGATATGGTGTTTGTGGTTGATTCATAAACTTGATTGTACTAGTAGGTGTGTAATCGTGTTGTACACATTGTACGGCATACTTTGTTGTTCTCTGTCGCCATAGTTTTGATATATCACCACGAGCCAACATATCACAATCCATAAAGATGGCATGACCAGAATAATTACATAGATAAGGTACAATAAATCTACTAAAGGCAAACTCTGTAGATTGTATTGGTAATCTTTCTCTTACAAATATGTCTTTTATATTTTGTAATCTAATTGGTGTGATAGCCAAAGGCTGTGTACTATGCTTCAGTAAACTATGAGATAAGGTACTAAAAGCTACTTTTTCATTGTCATCATATCCTATAAAAACTCTTATCATTGATTTACTTTCTGTCCTACGGATTTTCTTTTAATATCATTGTGATCAAACTCTGCCCAATATAACTCAAATGCCACACCATCTTCCAATCCTATAAATTGATGATATACACCTGGTTTTACTCTCATAAAATCACCAGCATTTAATATTGTTTCATCAACTAAATCATAATCATTTTGCCATACTTTGACCATCATCTTACCTGATTCTACAAAGAAACCGTTCCATTTAAATTCGTGTTTATGTACTGAACAAGCCACATCTTTTTTATATTCTATTCTATGAAACTCTAAAACACCATTAGCGTGGATCAATTCTGTTTGACCCCATATTTTTCCTGCTTTCATACTCATATCAACATTTCTCCTGCATCTTTTCTTTTTTTGCCTTTAAAGTGGTCACAATACTCGGCCATGTAAGTATCAGGCCAAGGGTTACCAACTTTGTTTATAGTAGGTGCTAAATTGTGAGTTTTAACACCAGGATATTTTTTAAACTGTTTTCTTCTTACACAATCCCATACATAACTGTCGTGCCATTCTCGTTCATTGAATAACAAGTCATCTGTATAATACTTTCTTAAATTATATATAAAACTTTTTGTAATAGGTTCTTTTAGATTATAACCTACAAAACCACATTCACTGTAATAACTAGGTCTATCTATAAATGATATAGCATTTCCCTCTGGTAAAAACTTTCTAATTACATCTCTCTCAGAGATGGTTTTCTTAAATACAATATCAGCGTCAGCCCAAAATACATAATCATAATCACAATCAAGCATTAAATGTGTCTTAGCAAATATTTTGTAAGCAAATCTTATAGCATCCATCTTATAATCTCTTGTAGCTTCTTTATGTTTTTCATATTGGCTATCAACATTCTTTGTAGAGTTTCTATCAATAAACTCTTGTAATTCTGGATTGTATTTGTTTATATCTCTAAAGAAAATACCCTCTTTTGGTGGGTGCCAGCCTTCGTGGTAAACATATAAGTCAAACGGCCAATTATAACTCTCTACAAATCTGTGAGCATAATATTCGTATAGTCTTTTATTAAATGTTGTTACTAATGCTATCTTCATGTCCTGCTCTCATTATATAATAACTATCTATAATATCTGTTATTGGATTGTTTAACTTTTGTTGATCAAATATTTTCATCAAATCAACACCTTGTGTAAGTTTAAATTGTTCGTACATCTTTTCTTTGTCAGCATTACCTTTACCTGTGGCAAACTTTTTAATAACACTTGGTACAATTGTTTTACACTCATACCTTTTTTGTAATCTGTATTTAAGAATACCACCGTTCTCAGCAATCTGAAAAATTGCCTGACCTTTTGAGCCATAAGAATATCCCTCAATAAAAATTTGTTTGTCTGTTTGTTTCTTGTGTAGTGTGTCCAGAATATGGAGTACCCAATCTGATAGGATCTTAAACCTATTAATAGGTCCTGTATTTTCTTCATGTTCATAACCAATAATATTATCATACATCTTACCAATATATTTTTTCTTACTTGTTAGGTAATAAAAATTACAATCACTAAAAGAAGTGCCACCACCTGTTGCTACACATATGGCAGGACTATTTAAACTATAATCAATTCCAACTATCGTCTTCGTTATCTGCTTCGTTTGACCAGATTTCATCTTCTTCATCTCCAATTTCTTCAACTTCATGTCCACAAAAAGGACAGGTCAGAGGTTGTAAGTCTTGTACCTCAATGTCCCATTGTATCAAGTATTTAGTTTCACAACTGGAGCAAGTTTTCTGCTGTTTTTCTATCATTATAGTTTAAAAGATTTAAATTGATCTTTCTTTACATCTTGTTTAATACCACCAATAACATAAGATTCAATCTCTGTTTCTTGTGGAGCATTCTGTGTTGATCTACTGTTCAACCAATGGTCAGTCCATGGTAAAGGATTAGTTTTTTGATCATATGCTGGTGTCAATTGTATGCCTCTCATTCTTCTATTTGCTGTGTACTCAACAAATTGGTGTAAAAGTTTTTCTGATAAACCTATCATAGAACCTTTTGAGAATAGATAAGTTGCCCAACGTTTCTCTTCCTGTACTGCATCATCATACATTTTTAAAACTTCCTTTTCAGTTTCTTTTATAATCTTTGTAAAGTCTTTATCATTTTCATAATCTTTCCAATTATTAATGATTCTTTGTGACATAGCTAAGTGTTGACTTTCATCTCTAGCAATAAAAGATATAATCTTAGCAGAGCCTTCTAGTTTCTTTAGTTCACCAAAAGCAAAACTACAAGCAAAAGATACATAAAATCTTAAGCCTTCTAATATGTTTACTGATACCATAGCGAGATATAGTTTCTTTTTAAGTTCGTACAAATCAACCTTATCAGGTGTTAGTGTCCATTGATAACCCATTTTAATTAGATCATCATAAGTTTTTGTAACACTAGCAGCTCTGTTTTTAATCTTCTCATCTTCTATAATAGTATCAAACACATCACCTGGTTGTGAATATAAGTTTTTAATTATATAGGTATAACTTCTACTGTGGATTGTTTCCATAAAATCCCATGTAACTATACAACCCTCTACTTCAGGTAAAGAAACAAAAGGTAAAAATGCCAAACATGGACCTCTACCTTGTACACTATCTAACATAGTCTGATACTTTAGATTAGAAGTAAAGATAAACTTTTGTTCATCTCTTAAATCTAGGTAATCGTTTCTGTCTTTCTGTAAAGACACTTCTTCAGGTCTCCAGAAATAACCTAATTGTTGTTGATTAAGTTTATCAAATATAGGATACTTCATTGTATCATATCTTTGTATTTGTAAATCTTCACCAAAAAACATTGGTTGTTTTGTAGCGTCTATGCCTTTATTTTTGTTTAATACTGATTTTGCCATTTATTTGTAGTCCTTATCCTCGTCTTCGTTTCTTTTTTCGTCTTCGTAAAAGTAATCATTACTATCACCAAATGCCCACTTTTCTTCCTGTTCACAGAAAAAGTATCTACTAGATACCTGAAAGTCAGGTTTCTTTAACTCTTTCGGCGTTAGTGATTGTTCAAACCATAACATTCTATTGTTAGGCTGGGCAAAAAATTGTCCATTATCTAGTTTACCAAAGTTGTGTTGTTTATGTTCACTTGGTACTTCAGCAACTGTTGTATTTATAACATTTGAATCACTATGGCAAGCGTCAATAGTGAACAGATATTCACCTTTCATCTTCTTACCACCTTTTAACATTATATTTACATCACAATTTCTTAACAATCTTTTTGACCAAACTTGTATATCATATGAAAAAGAATCCCATAGACACAATTCACCAAGTTTTAGTTGTTCTTCTTCTTTTATATCTGTTCTCCATGTAAAAGCACACAAAGGAAACTTATCAAAACAAGCACCATAATCTGGTAGATATGCCTCAAAATATAAGGCACGGCCTTGTATAGATTTAACAGATACTAATACTGCCTCAACAAATTCTCCATGACCTCTTTCTAAATCATGTAAGTATTCTTTTTTAATAAAGACTTTTGTATAAGGTAAGTTTGCTACAAAATTCATAATCTCTCCTATATTGAACAACTATCACAGTTTTCCTCGTCTTCTATTTTTGGCTTATCTTCAGGTACATTATCAACAAAACCAATAGGGTGTGCTGGCTCATCTACATCTTTTTTAGCGTCATATGTATTTTGATAATAAGATGTTTTCCAACCTAGTCTATATGTCGTTAATAAGTCCTGTGCCATAACAGATACAGGTACTTGATTGTCTTCGTAGTTTTCTGGATTATATGACCAGTTACCAGATATGGCCTGATCAAAATACTTTTGCATTACAGCAACAATATTGATATAACCCTCATTTGATTTCATATCCCATAATAAAGTATAATTGTTTTTTAATCTTTTATAATCAGGTACAACTTGTTTTAGTGGACCTTTTTTAGACTTCTTAACACTTAAATAATCTCTAGGTGGTTCTATGCCGTTTGTAGCATTAGATACCACACTAGAGGATTCTGATGGCATTTGAGCCGATAAGGTGCTATGTCGTAGACCCGACTCTTTGATTTCTTTCCTTAAACTCTCCCAATCGTAAGTTAGATTTCTGGTTACAACCTCGTCTACCTCTTTTTTGTAAGTGTCTATTGGTAAGATACCATCGGAATATTTTGTTCTATTAAAGTATTCACATTTGCCTTTTTCTTTAGCAACTTCGTTACTTGCTCTTAATAGATAGTATTGGAAAGCTTCAGTTAGTTTATCAACCTGTCGCCAACCTAATTTTTGATCATATGTATATCCTTTTTTAGCTAGATAGTGAGCAAGGCCAATGTAACCTATGCCTAAACTTCTTCTTGCCTTTGTAGATATTTCAGCAGCTCTTACAGGATATTGTTGATGATCTATAATTTCATCTAAACTTCTTACTGCTAGATCACATAAGTTTTCTAGTTCATCTCTTTTGTCTATTGTACCTACATTGATAGCAGATAATATACACAAGGCAAC